GTTTCGCGATGCTTGGCCTATGCTTGCCCTTCTAGATGATCTTTTGAAAGAGCTTGCTCAGCTTGAGTCTAAAGCTGTCTCTCCGCGTGAATTTTGTGATTTGTTAATGCAGCTTGGATTTCGCGACGACACACCACGGAAATTTCAAGATGAGGACGATCGATGAACTTACTTTGGTGGCTTCGACCCAAACAAACACGCCTCAAAATCTTGAGGGCGATCGCATCCAAGCCCCTACCAGGTGTGGAAGTTGGCAGGGCGATCGGGGTTGGCATCGGTTCTCTCTACCCCACTCTTAACGAAATGGAGCAGGAGGGCTTGATCACCTCCTATCTTGACGAGAAGCGACTAGAGGAAAGAGGCGGAGCTAGGCGGCGCTTCTATGGGATCACAAGGTTGGGACGACGAAAGTTAGAGGAGGGCGATCGAAGTGTTTAATTTATCCGCAGGCGATCAGGTTCGAGTTTGTTGGCAAGGTGCTGATAAAAAGCCAAAGGGTTTCAATTGCGAGGTTCTTGAAGTAGGCGAAAAGGCGTTAATAGTTGAAGTTTTGGTAGATGTGCCTAGGCGGATTCCATTCGATCGCACGACAGGGCAGCAGATTCATAGCGATGGTGGTGAGTACTGGCTAGAAATGCCGTTTTAGGAGGCGCGATCGATGAACTACAGAATGAAACCGTGCAACTATTCCGCGTCGGTCGCTGTCAATGTTTAGTTGTCGAGCATTTGGCATCAAGGAGCAACACCCGATCGGCTCTGAGTCAGCAGGGAGTATCTTCGATGTTTGGAAGTAGCGGCAAGTCGGCAGCAGAACGATCGATTGGAGGCAGCTTAGCTTCACGCCGCAGATATACACCGCGATCGCGTTCTTGTCCAAATCGTTTGAATCCACGACGCTCATAAAATGCGACTAACTGATCACCTTTGAGTGCGCGAGTACGATCGCCAAAGGAGCGGGCTAAAGTTTCAATTGCTCGATCGCCATAGTCTTCAATCACGCGATCAAGCAACTTGCTCCCCACACCTTGTTTGCGATGCGCTTTTTCGGTTTTGATTGACTCTAAAAACACATGCCCACTCTTTTCCTGCACTAAAGCATATGCGATGTGCTTGCCTTCTACGTGAATATCGTAGCGACGTAACCCGCCGCCTTCTTCCACGATATTGATGTGCATTTGGCTTACTTGGTTTTCAATAATACTAGCCCGAAAAGCTTGTGTACTGCGGTTTTGGGCGGATGTACTGGCAAGAAAAAACCGCCCGTTGCTGAGCGGTTGTGCGGTACTAGAAAAGACCAAAAAATCTGTACTTGCGATCGATCGCTTTTCTTCGCTCGTCCCATTCGCGGTTGAGTCTAGCCATTCGTTCCACTCCGTCAAGCCTTGCTCGATCGCGTGCTTGCAATACTTGCTCTTTCCACTGCTCTGCCTCGTCTTCTGTCGTGCCAGCAATGCGTCTTTCGGCTTCTCGTAGCCGCGCTTCTGCCACGATCACTTCTGGGTCAGATTCTATGTCTCGATAGTTCATTGTTTTGTGTATTAGTGGTTAGCGCAAGACCGGAGCAGCGATCGATCGGAACTCTAGATTCTTGCTGCAATGGTAGAGAACGCGCTCGTTGTCTTCCAGCAATCGGTAACTGTGGGTGAACTCTCGCCAGTCGCGCCCAGTCCGATCGACCCCACGCCAAGTTACGACGATCGAAGATTGTGGGTTGTTTGGTTCTAGTTCACGCCGCGATCGCTGCATGAAGTCTGCAAGATCAGGAGCGAACCAGTATGACTCGCGCTTGCGCCCGATCGCTTCTTCCACCGTGGCGTTTTTGATTAGCACCTGACTGGATTGTGTCATTGCAATCTGCCGCTGGTCATGCAGCCGCACTAATGCCCGCCGTTCTTCTGGATGCTCTAAAAACTCTGTCAAGACTTTCAGGATTGGCAGTGACATGATTTGCTGCGCCTGCACACCGGGAATCAGCACCGGGGCGAAAGCTTCGCTTCCTTCGGGCGGGCTAGTGTTGTCGGCTGCGTCTGCCATGCTTGCTAAGACTCGATAGCAGCGGTTTGCGGGGTTGGGATAGCGCAGTTGAGCTTCGTGCTTGCCAAAACGTGCCGCCCATTGCGCCAAAACACGGCCCTGCAGTCGTAACTCGTCTAGCGCGTCTTCTGCTGTAGGGTACGACAAAAGAATGGCGCGATCGCTGAACCCTTCAAGATTGCGCAGGGATGATTCCATTTTTCTTTTCTCCGTTCAGGCATAAACGAATTTTTTCAAGCGTCTCTGTTGGAATATCGGCGTCGTGAGAGATTGTCACTAATTCAATCGGATCGATCTCCTCTCCTGCTGCCATCCTGAGCAAGAGCGATCGCAGTTGAGCTTCAACGTCATTGGACTGTCGCTCTAAGAAAAAGCGCTGCCGCTCATGGTCGTCTAAAAGCGATCGCAGCCCTCGACGAAAACCGTCGAGGAGTACGTCTCCCTCTGATCGCCCTTGGGATTGAGCAAGGTCTCGGATGGTCTGCTGCTCCGCATCCGAGGGAGAGCAGTACATTTGTCGCTGCCGCTTTGCCATTTTTCTTGTGAAAACGCAGTACTTTTACAAATTTTCGCGCTTTTTGCCAAAAACAACTGCAACGCAATCGTCCATTTCCCTTAAAACTCAATATTTATCAGTTTTCTAGCGCGATCGAGCAGCACATTTAGTTTGGATTTGTCTAAGCATGTAGAACTTATTTTCTTGAGACTGCGGTATTTTGCGGTTTTTTAAGCCCAAAAAACAGAAGATTTTTGAAATTCTCACCCCGCCTCTGTAGAAAGCTGGTACAAATACAGTAGAAATACAAATTCAGGGCGATGTTTCGACTCACAGAGATCCGAAAAGAACTCAAGGCAATGACGATCGCGGGCAGATTGTGCAACCAAACCTGGGGCGAATGGCGTGATGCCGCTGGAATTGGACATTACGCCCACACCTGCACTCGCGATCAGTGGATTCGTTTATGCGCTTGCGCGGCATTGCAGCGTCGGCGCAAAAAAGTAAACGCAATCACCGTCGAAGTGTTTCTAAAGAACCACGGCGACGACCCGCTAGAGTTTCTGCCCGGACTACTGCCGCTATCTCAAATGCGATCGCTGCCTACATCTTGTTCTGGTCGTGAAATTGCCGATATTGCCGCCGACATCATTGGGCATCGACCCACTGAAAACACGGTGAAGCGATGGCTAAAAGCGATCGGTGCATTTTATAGCCGCAACGATTGCTACAGCGCTACTCAAGTGCAAGCGGTACTGCGTCACGCCGTCCGCTGCGAGTCGAAGCATCCGATCGCGCTCGTCTTCGAGCTATGAAGCCACGTCAACGTCAAACATTTACAGGAAGTGCTGCAGCATGAAAATTGAAGACATCCTCAAGTACCTATCCGATCGAAACATCCAAGCTACTGAAGCTCAAGTTAAATCTTTGGGTGTCGATCTCGATGACATCACTCCGCAGTCGATTGAAGTGATTGCACAGCAGTTGCAGTCTCAATCCACAGCGATCGCCCCACAACCCCATCTGCCGCCATTTCTCCTGCCAAGCGCAATCGCCGCAAAAAAGACGCTCTAGCCCCGGTCAACGCTCCGGTTGTCAGCACTACGCAAGACGCGGAATCAGCCGGACAATCAGCGGCAGGCAAAATCGAAACTCGATTCGATAACGAACTTGATCCACTGGTTAATCAGTTCGACCAAATTCGGCTCGATCGTCAACGCGAAGCTGCTGCTTACATGCTGCAAGCAACTGCAAATCTGCAAGCCGACACTCTTGAACTCGTTGCAAAGGGCTTGGAGGTGATGCCCATCGGCAATCAATTTCGATTCTTTTCGGACGCTGACGATGTTGGCGCATCAGCTTGAGGCAGGCAAACGCCGTCACACTTGGCTGATGTGGTTAATCGCTGGCATGATTGCCGCTCTGTCGCTCACCTCGATCGCTGTTTTGCTCCGCCCTTCCAACCCCTATCAGGGAGTTTTTATGAGCAATCAACCCGCTAATCCTCAAGTTCAAACGCCTCCTGCTGCGCTTGCTCCCGCCGCAGAGCGTCAACAGATGCTTGCTAAGTTGCAGCAGGCGATCGTCCAACAGCAGCAGAACGCCGTTACAGGTGTTTTGCCCACTACGGCGCTACCTGCTCTCGCACTACCGCCTCAACCGCGATCGCAGCGTGATTGGATGCCCTTCGCCATCCTTGGCAGTGCAGGACTGCTAGCGACCACGATTCTAGGCAGTGTCGGCATGATCTCCGCTCGATCGCCTGCTGCTGTGTCAGAGCGTCAGATAGCGGCTCAAATGGCGGCAATGTCAGCCCTAGCAATGGAGGCATCGAAGCAGCGATCGGTCTGCATTGCGTTTGTCTGCCCTCCTAGCGAACCAGCAGCACAGCCTCAGCAGGTATTGCCGCAGTCTTTCGGCAATCTGCCGCAACAACCCCAGCCAGCGCCTACAGCCTGGTCGTGGCTACAGCAGGAGAGCAATGAATCGATCGTTTTGAGGGCGCGATCGATTCAGCAGAACGGCGCAATCTGCGCTGAGAATCCTGGCTTCTGTGAAGCGCTGCAAGCTGAAGCCCAAAACCGTCAACTGCAAATTTAAGGAGTGCAAATGCTCAACTTATTGACCAATTATCGCGAGGTACGGCAATCAACCGAAGGTGAGCTTGGGATTCAAGCCCCTACTGCGATCGGTGGTAATGCCAAACAGCACGTTAAAAAGCTAAACAATCTACCCCGCCAAATCTCTCAAAAGTCGTTGCTAGTTGAGAAGGAATTGGCCTCACGAGAAGCCAACACCGTAATCCTTCTGAAGCAACTCGTCGAAGTTCGCAAAGCTCGAATGGCTGCCGCTGTCGCCTCTCATGCCGCTGTTGCCGATCATCGTCTTCACGTTATGGATACCGCAGAAAAGCTTGCCGCTACTGACGCCAATTTTGCCAGCAAAAATATGCTGCATGGTCTGACGATGGGCAGTCAAGAGGCAGAACTAAACGGGATGCAGCGGGCTTTTAACGGTGCAAGAACTCTGGTCAGAGGTTAGACAGTGAAAACCCAACAGCAAAAGGTGATCGACAGTGCGATCGAGCGATTAGAAGCACTCCACGCGACCTGCAAGCGCGAATCGGCTGGAAACAGCGCAGTAAATTTGGTCTATCGATCGTGCGCTAGCGAGATTCAAGCAGTCATCAATCAGTTAAAGCGAGGTTGAACCGACACATGGAAAATCTTCAGGCTTTACTTGACCAATACGCTGCCGACGCTCTAGGCGCGATCGAGTCCACTGACAGTCAGTTTGCCACTGCCATCGCTCAGCACGATCGAGCAATGGCAAAACATCGAGAGAACGCGCAGCGCTACGCCACACCACAGCAGCACATCCCACAGATTGCCAGTATCTCGGTTAAGCATGGCGATCGGGCTTACTCCTGCACTAATGCTGAGGTGATTGCAGCAGCTAGACAAAAGCGCCCTGATACATCCGAACTGCTGCATCAGTGGTTGCGATCGGAGTTCGGGGTTTACATCTTGCCTAATCAAATCAAATACGAGGTGCATCGACAATGAAAAACAAAATTGATTGGTCTATAGTAGTCAGCCTCATTGCTGGCAATCTTGTTTGGGTCACCTTGCTTTGTTTCGCAGTGGCAATCACATCTGGAAGCGCAAGACAGAAAGATAATGCCGCTTTAGCGGGAGTTGCTTTTGGATGTCTTGCGGTTAACGCTGTTTGGCTTGCAGTTAACTACGAGAACGGATGGGAGGACGAAGAGTGAAATCTTGGCTCTACAGTTCGCTTGGCTTCTGTGGGTTCTCTACCTGTGTTCTGTTGGGGCATCTATCCGCTGCATACCCCGCGATCGCAGTTGGCACTAATACCCTGATTGTTGCTGTTTTGCTAGCGCTAGCCGTTCTCACGGTGCTGTCACTGGTCAAGGTGCGGCAGCAGATGGGCGAACTCGCTGAGCGGCAAGATTACGTTATGTCACTCCTTACCAGCGCGGGTATTGGTTCGATCGTTCTGTTCGCCCTATTTGCGGGCGCGTTTGTGGTAGGAGGGTAGCGAAGTGGTGAGCATTTTTGGTGCAGAGCAGGCACTTGTAAACCCATTGCAGCAGCGCGATCGAGAGACGTTGTTAGGACTGGCGATCGGCGCAATTATTGGCACGATTACGCCAATCATCCTCACGACTCAACTTCCTACCCCGCTCAAAAGCATTTCTCTTTTAGCAGGCGTGGGATGCTCTGGTGCTGCTGCCGTGGTGAGTGGCAACAAGATCGCCCGCAAGCAAAACAAGTTCGCCAAAATCATCGACACCACTCAAGAGGATGCGGTGCTATCGCGGATGGAAAGCGAGATCGCCTACGCCAAGATGCTAGACGACATCTACAACAACAACCGCATTCTTGATGTGGTCATGCAGTTGCCAGCAGATCAGCAAAACTATTGGCTCAATTATTTTGGTGTTTCTGGCTTGGCAGCTTCAACGATCGCCGTCGAATCACGTGCTGTTCTAGAACCAGCCGAACCCGTCACCTATACCACCTCAGCAGGTACACTCGCTCGATCGGGTGCAATCACCAAGGCTTACAGTCAGTCTCCTGATCTGCCGTTCCCTGAAGAAGATTTAGCACTCACCTTGGCGCAGACCACGATCGATCCTGACAACAGCGGCTCCACGCTAATTTCCTGTCCACGCGGAACCGGAAAATCTACCTTGCTGCGAGTGGCAACCAGCTATGCCAACACCATTCATGAGGGCGCGATCGATTTCTCGGTGTTTGCAGGCAAAGACGGCGAGAACTACTGCGGACTGGAAGACTCCGACCAAGATTATCTCTACAGTGGCAGCAAGCACAACGTAGAAGAGACCTACTCTCGACTGAATGCGATCGAGCAGCGCTGCGAAGCCTTTGCCGGATTCCCCACAGTAACGGTGCTAGATGAGTACAACAACACCTTGGCAGCAGCGGCAACCTACGACAGCCTAGAGCGCGGCAGAAACTATCGTAAGCGCATCGCTGCCACGACTTACGAGCGAGTCACCAAGGGGCGATCGAAGCTGGTATGTGATTGGATTACCTCACACTCGCCCTTTGGTGCAGGATGTTGATCTCAACTCCCAGATTCAGAACTCAGTTTATATCGTGATTTTGGCGCGGGGCAGTTCTTACGGCACGATCGAGCAAGCGCTGAAAAACAAGATTCAAGTAGTAGACAACGCCACCCGCCGCGAAGAATTGCAGCAACAGCTTGCCGACTACCGCAACAGCAGCAAGTTCGATCGCGATAAGGTCATGGCACTGACCAACCTGCTAGGGGATTGGCGCTTGGTATTCTTGCCTCACTATGGCGAAGTCGGCAGCATCGATCGCGGAACACTGAATCAGACGGCGAAGAAATCGCAGAGACGATGGAACGCCCAACACGCCGATCGCTCAGCCTGGACAGAGTGCAATCGATCTGATGCAGCAGTGGATGGATGAGTTGCATCGTGTTGTGACTGATGCCGAACTAACAGCTCAGTTTAAAGGCACTCACAGGGCGATCGCTCGATGAGCAGGGCTTGCGCTATCTCAAACAAGGATTGGGGCTGGATGGTGACGACAACACGCCGAACACCGAAACCGAAGAAATTTGGTAAACGCCGTCGGAAAGCAGGGCAACCGGACTGGGATAGCCGCTATGCCGACAACTGGCGAAAGATCTGCGCGATCGCGCATCAGGCGACGGGTGGTATCTGCTGTTGCTGTTTGGTGGCGAAATCAACCAACGTACATCACCTGTATTATCGAGATAAACGAGGGGCGATCGCGGGTCGTGAGATAGCTGGAAAGTCAGTAGTCCCCCTTTGCTCTGCTTGTCACGACAGATCCCACAGAAAAGATGTCTGGGTCTACGATCGCATCAATCCGTTGCTAGGCAACCATCAGAGATCGGGTTGGGCAAGAAAACTGAGGCTTGGCTATCGACTGCTCAGCAGTGCGATTCGGTAAGGGCTGCGCTATAGCCCGATCGCCCCTTATGACAGATTTCTCCCAATACTCCCACTAAGGCGCAGCGATCGCGATATCTTGTCGCACTAGAAACCAAGCGGGCGACTGTTCGATCGTGTAAACCTTTGTACTACTGGCGATCTGCATTTCATAGTACAAGCGCAGCCCATTTGCAGGTACGGTGAGCGATCGAGTGTCGGTGGTAGACAAACTGATTCGCGCTACCAAATCAGAAACGATCGTGATTCCAGCGCCCACCGTTTTAATCATCGCAGCGCTACTATCAGGCGCTCCAGGTGTAGCCTTGGCAACGAATCGAGGTGTCCAGCCCACGCTGTTAAAATGCGGGTTTGAGCCTGGATTGAGCCTATACTCAAATTCTGGTGTATCGCCTTGTGTAATCGTCGCGCCTTTTAGCGGTCTAACCACGCCTCACCTCCAGTTGGATAGTCCAAAAGCACCACGTCGCCAAACAGCGGGTAGGGCAGCAAGAACACCTCACCCCCGATCGAGTAGGGCAGCAGGTACGCCATGCCAGCCGGATACTGAAATTCTTCGACTGGAATACTCAGCCCACCGACTAGCAAGCCGTTGGTAAGGAGTCCGATCGCGCTGCCACTGCTCAGCCCTTTGGTTAATAGCCTCATGGCGGCGGCTCCGGTGCGATCGTGTAGCTGCCGTCTGGATTCTGCGTTAGCGTCTGTCGAATTGTGGCAGTGCGGCGATACCCAGGGACACCCGCAATCGGATCTTTAGCAGATGCCGGATCGTCAATGCCTTCGAGTTCATGCAGCTGATCAACCTGCGTGGCGATCGTGGTGATAACTGTGCGATCGCCTGTGGTGAATCCACCGTTCACTGTCACCTGCACATCATCAGGCGTTGCCGCCCCGCTGATAGCAGCGTCAATCCGTCCCAACTCAACCCCTAAATTCGTCCTGACTGCAGCAGCGTTCTCGTCAGCAGTTGGGATCGCTTCGACGGTTGCTTCTTTTGCTAGTAGTGTGGCGTCGATCGCTGCCTGAACTCTGCCGCTGTTAATTACGATCGAGTCCGTTTTAGACCTGATCGCTGCAATCCCTGCATTGTCTGGAGCGGGTGGAATCTGACTGGACTTGGCAAGCGTGGCGGATGCTTCGATTTGTACTAAAGTCGGGCGATCGCTGATCTTGCCATCCAGATTGACCAATCTTTCGTCTGTAGTCAACAGAGGATTGACCGGAATAGAGCCTATAGGTGCATTGAGATTATTTAGCCTCGTATCCGAACTCAATAACGGATTTGTTGGGATAGAGCCTACTGGGGCATTGAGGTTATTCAACCTCACATCTGAAGTTAGCAAGGGGTTCGTTGGAATCGACCCGATCGGCGCGTTTAGGTTATTCAGCCTTGTGTCCGAAGTGAGTAAGGGATTTGTAGGAATTGCGCTCAAGCTGCTCTGAGTCGCCAGCCCGCTCTGAATCTCCGTCACCGCACTCGCTGCCAGTCCACTAGAAGTAATCGCATCAGTGTCGATCGCCACTGCGGTGATGGCGTTGTTGGCGATCGTGATTGTTGTTGCATCAACTCTGCCCGTATTGGTAAAAGTTAGCTTGCTGGTCTGACTCTCGATCGTTGCAAGCTTGCTGCTGTTGTTGTCGATCTCCTGCCGAATCTCGATCGCTGTTGCACCCGATCCGCCACTTGCAGAAGCCGAAATAAATTTGGTTGTACCCATCCTGATCTCAGGTCGATCGCTCAGTCCGGGTGCTGAACTTGACAACCCATGCACAAACACATCAGCAGTCGGATCACCCGTCCGCATCACCACAAAATCAGTCAAAATCGGTGACGTTGCCGCAGTTGCCGATGCTGCTGCTGTGAGCGGGTTAGGAAATTGAATCAGGTTGGCGTAGGCGTTTTTAATAAAGTTCAACTGCCGTACTAGGGCAGAATCAAACACCGTCAACCCAGCCTGAGAACTCGTCAGCACCTCTTTTTTATCCAGCGCTGAGAAGAAGTCGATCGCCCCTGAATCAATCTCAAATCGCCCTGCTGACTGGTTGTAGCTGATCTTGTCCATCGTTGCCTGGACACCCAAGCCCACCATTGCATCGCCATCATCGTCAACAATTTCTCTAAACAAATTGGCAAAATTGAATGTGCCTGAATAGTCAGCATCGATCGTGCTGTCCGGTGTACGAATCCAGCCAATCGCGTCTGCCCGCACGACTAGCTGATAGGCAGGCGCAGTCGCTAGTTGACTCAAGGAAACGCTGACAGACCCACTAGAGGCATCGTAAGTATGCCAAATGCCAGAACTCACATCTTGAATTCCCAGCGTTGCCTCAGGCGATCGACCGTTGGCATTCGCTGCGGTCGGAAATCCGGTAAACACAACCGGAGTCGATCGAACGCTGATACTGCCGCCACCTGTCGAGGTTGTGCTGATGTTGCCGATCTGGTCATAGTCCACCAAGATGATCGCAGCACTCGCTGAGGCATTGTCGATCGTTGCGCCTGTGAATTGCCATCCAGATAGATTCGTAGTGCCTGCTGCCACCCTAGTAGTCGTTCCGCTATCCCGAATCCAACGAGTTGCAGAGTAGTCACCTGCAACTGAGAGGATCAGGCTCCCTGTGGTTTTGACCTCTGTGTATTTGGCTGTTGAGGCTGGATTATTAGCAGGAGCCGCGATCGTGATGTCAGAACCAAAGACAGCGCATTCGCCTAAGCGGGTGGGTGCAGGAGCGCCAACTGTGTTCCGCCAGTAGAACTTGCGAGAATCGTAGACTTGATTAAGGTTCAGCGTCCCTGACAAGGTGTAAGCGCTAATGTCGTTCGTAATACCTGCATAACCCGAAACCGTTGCAGTGTTCGTTTCAGTCACACCTGCATCAACAGTCATCCCATACGCAAACGGCTGAGTAGCGCTGCCTACAGGGCTATCGATCGTTAGTGCTTCTAGTTCAGCCAAATGCTGATAACTCTTAATCGATCGAGTATAAATTGCTGTTCCAACTACGGGGAGTAGGTGGGTTTCTTGTCCCAGTGCCTACAATATCCGTGCGTTCAACTACAAGGGCAAATGCCGGGGCTGATCCTGCCGCATCTGTGACTTCTGTTAGAGTCTGGAAGCCTGTAAATCTAATCTCAGCACCCGATACCGCACCATTACTATCGACTAACTTATAGATGTGTTCAAAACCCTTAAAGGTTTCGGCTTGAACCGTGACATGAGAGTAATCGTCTATCTTTCCTTTCGACAGATCTACGTCTGGAGAGTTGATAAAAGTTAAGGCATTGCGAGCGTCAACGTAATAATCCGCGGCCGCCCCGATCGGAGAAAATTCTCGAACTATGTCTCTTCTGGAAGACGCTTGAAATCCAGAATAAAAAACAATTGCATTTCCAGCATTGTAGGATTTGCAGCCTTTGAAGCTGAGATAATTATTTACAACTTCGATATTGACACGATCGAAAATGCAATCATTATAGCTTCCTCCATTCTGGAGATACAGAAAATTTCCTTCCCCTAGATTGTAATAAGAGAAAATGCAATCATAGGCATTCGAGATAAACAGGTCAACCCGAATATTGTTTACTGTAGAAACAGTGTAAACCCTTGTTGCGTATAAATTTACGCTCGATCCTGTTGAAAATCGATTGTTAATATCTGAATAAGAAAAAGCGGAACTACTGGGGTCGCCAACTACACTAAAAGACCGTCTAACCGTTAAATTACAGCCTTTGGAATAAACAGGCTCGCCGTCTACTGTTTGGGTTTCTCCAAAGTTAATTTTTCCACTGCCTGTGGCTCGAATTATCCCAGGACTGCTAGAATCAGCGCCAAAAAGCTCGATCGTTTTCTCTAAAATATTCAGCGTTGCGCTGCTTGAAATTTCGATTATTCCTCTCCACTGATAACTACCGTTGTCGCAAGTAGTTAGCTTCGTACTGCCCAACGCCTCAATGTCAGTCCAGGTGTAAGTGCCTGAGTCCCCTCCAGGAGTAAAAATATTGCCGCTACCGTCTATTTGTAAAGGCATTCGATCGCTCCCTATGACGGCGCAAAGTAGCCACGAATCTTATCCACCAAATCAATGTCCAACGACTTTAGGTAAGGATTTCTCTGCGTTTGCTCTAACCAAAATCGCCCGCTCTGCCCATCAATTAGGGCAATACACTGCTGATGAGAAGCGATCGCGCTTGGCAGGGGTCGAGGGGCAACGAGGTAGCCTTCAAACCAGATCGCCAGCGCGTCTACTCCAGGAGATCGATCGCGGTTGGGGTCGCGCTTTTGCTGTAGCAGTGCGACCACTTCGATCTCCTGCTGCTCACTTGGCGCAACATTGCCCAGCGCATCCGCAACCAAAGCGCCCGACGAGACGACAAAGCGCAGTCGAGCGTTAGCGTAAGGGGCGAAAGGCGATCGAGCGGTCATGCCATCTCCTAGCGAACTAACCGAACACCACCGCGACTAGTCAGATGATTTAACAGCAGCGATCGAGCGACAGCAAGGCGTAGTCGGCTCATTTCTGACTTAATGCCCGCCGTTTTGCCGCCTAGCGCCCACTCAAGCACGTCTGCCTTGACCAGTCCGGCGTTCTCTGTCCCTTCACTCAGCGCTGTTTCTTGCGCCTCGTATTGGTCGAGATAGCCCTCAATCCGCGTCACCGCAGGCTCACCGCCATACGCTTCTGCGTGATTGAGGGCATCTTGCACGTTTTGGCAGTAATAGATGGTTACAGGCAGCTCAAGGCAGCCCATAACCCGATCGCGTGTGGTCGCGGCAAACGGCATTACATCACCCTCAGCCCAGAAGCAGGCGGCATTGTGGCGCGAACTTTGTTAAGGGCAACGATGCGACCGTTACCCATCGGCACTTTCGTCACTTGGGGCGATCGGGCTGGCTGGCTTGCGCGATTTACGGGTGCGATCGATTGGATCCGGGGTAAGGATGGGTGTTTCACTGGGTTGTCCCTCTAGTAACTTTTGAGTCTCGTCAACCGTCTTTAGCGGAGCATCTGTCTTGAGCGATTCCAAGTTCTCAGGGTGATTCTTTTGGTTGTCACCCGGCTTGGTTGCGGCAGAGTAGGGCAGTCCGGTGTAGTCCGGCTCTGTATCCACTCCTTTGTTGTTGTCGCCTTCTCCCTCTCCGATCGAGGCAGGTTGGCGCGTGTCGTAGTCCATTACGATGTCTGCCTCTGCTTTGGTCTTGGTCTTCACCTCAGCGTCGGCAGTTTCGCCCACGCCAAGGTAATGATCAGTCGCTTCTGGGTAGGAAACGTTTTCGTTTGTTAATCGGCGCGATCGCTGAAATCCTGTCAGTCCCATGCCGCCCTCCTAGTTGGTGATTAGTTGAACGATCGGGATATTCTTGCGCTCTAGCACTGCCTGCCAGTTCGTGCCCGTCTCCAGCTCGGTGTTTGTGGGAGAAATGCCCGCCGCAGTGCCAATCCATTTCGCACCTGTCGGATGCAAAATAAACTGACGGCGATTCACCAAGTACTCTTCACCCAAAAGGATGTCGCGATCGGTTTCCACTGGGGCTTTAGCAGGTGCTTCACCAAACGCAACAGCACTATCGCCAAACAGGTAAGAAGTGTACCTAAACCCATTGGTGACAGCAGTGCGAGGTAGGGAGTCATCGACAATCACCCGCTTGCCTAAATAGGTGCGGATGGGTGCGCCCTGCTCAGACACTTGGTCAAACTGAATCAGGTTTTGCTTGTAGAGGTCGTGATACTTTTTGGAGTGCAGTGCGATCGCGGTAATGTCGCTTGCTGCGTCACCCAAAATGTCTACTGCATCGATTGTGGCGTTAGCGCTGATTTTGTTGGCATCAGTTGCAGTAGCCGCATCTGATACAGAAATGTTGATCGTTGCGTCCGACATCGATGCTGCTGCAAAATAGCCTTTCAGCGAGGAAATCAGAGTCTTTTGCATATCTCGCGCCCACCAAGCGGCAACCAGATCTCCGATTGCTTGCATCGGGTCAACGCCTGCTAGTGCAGCGGCTAGATCGTTGCTACCCCAGGCTTTACCTCGAAAATGCTTGGCTCCAACTTGAGATCCGGTCGTAATTTTGTTGACCGTCAGAGGCACGGTATCGCTTAAAACCTCAGACACGCCAACTAAATCTTTGAAGAATGGGATTGTAGTCGTAGTGCCGTTGCCTTGAGCGGCTTCATTCAACTGCTCGTTGCTACCAACAATTCCAGATTGATAAAGCTGCGAGACTTCCTTTGTTCGGACGGTGACATACTCCATCCAACCGACCGGATCTTGCAAAATATCGGCTACCTTCACGGCTGCCATAATTTTCTCCTAGGGGGTAAGTTTTCTTTTCCCCTCGGCATTGCTCTAGGGCTACCCATTGGGCTTTTCTAGAGCAATGTTCCCACGCTACAAAAGTGGAATTTGAGCGTAAGTCTTTTCGTTCTTTCCTAAGAGTTTCAAAATTTTCAGCCATTGCTGTCGGCTAAAAAACGACTGCCGACTGTACCACTCAAGCGGATCAGCATTGTGCTTTGACGAGTTGCAAGATTGGCAGCATGGCAGCAAGTTTCCTATTGCCTCCGACCCACCTTGTGACACGGCAATGAAATGATCGATCGTCTTTCCCTGACTCTTCAAGCAGTAGCAGCACAAACCAGAGAAAGCCTGCAACCGATCGTTCAACTGCTGCTTAGAGTAATTTGCCGAATGATTTTCTAGCTTTTTTGCCTTACGGCGGTTTTTTGCTTTTTTTCTTACAAACCTGCCGACATCGGTTTTGTAGTAACCGTCAAGATACTGGTTGATATGGTCTATGTTTTCTTGGCGATATCTTCGATGGTAAGCTCTGACCCGATCGCGATTGGCGGCTAACCAGTCCTTCGCTTTTGCCTGCTTGCGATCTCTGTTTGCTGCATACCAAGCGTTTGATTTTGCGCGGTGTGCTTCTTTGTTTGCTTGGCGATGTCTGCGCCCATATTCTGAGCGTCTAGCTATATAGTCATCATTAGCACTGTTCTCAATGTATTTTTCTCGCTCACACTCATAGCAAGCCTTGTTGATTCGCCTTCTCAAGCTGCCGCCCGTCCCCTGGTAGTCGTGACTTCTTTTGCAAAGCACTCCTACATAGGATTTTTCGTCAAGGCAAAGATTAGAAGCGTTCTCTTGGACTGCTTTCAACTGCTGAGCTTGCTTTTGCTGAGATTCGACAAGCGCAGATTGTGAAGACTTCCAGCGACACTGACAACATCTACGCCCACCAATTGATCGCAAACTCTGCTCAGTGTCACGCCACTTGTGCCCAAGCTTGCACAATCCGCCAAGGTAAAACCTGCTGGCATCAAACCCCAGATCTTCTAAACTATTCATAGCCACTCCTTACTTCCGATAAGGTGTTGGTTAGCGATCGCCACTGTTATCAGCAGATAGGCGATCGCGATATCTAATTTTAACCTGAAAACCTTACACAGAAAAGCTTTCAGGCTTTAACTAGCTACTTAACGCCTGCCGCCGATCTCAAGCGCTCCCATTCTGCCGGATTCTCTTTGCGTAGTCGCATTTGCTCGGTCAAGTTGAATGTCTCAGGCTTAAACGGGTTCACGATCGGCGATCGCCCGCCTCCAGGACTCGGCAACGCACCACTACCCGATGCACCATTCGGCTTGAACTGGTTTAGGTAGCGAGGCTGTTCTTTCAGTTCCTTGACAAACTCACCAAGCTCAAAAGACTTGTACTCATCACCCGCGATGATTTTGCCTTCTTCGTTGCGGCGAATCTTGTGTCCAACCAGAGTAAATAGTTGCTCTGGGTCAAATACACCATGCTCAGGCTTAGCGAATTCTCCAATCGCTTCGGTTCTGAGTTGCGCAGCTTCAAGTGCAATCTTTTCACGAGCGCGTTCTTCTTTTTCGGCTGCGCGTTCCTGCTCGATCGCTTCCAAGCGCTGCTCTAGCTTGGACTTGTCTTTCTGATAGAGATCAGCGTATTTGCTTTTCTCTGAGGTTTCCAATTCTTCGTAGCGCTGCTTGATTTGCAGCAGTTCGTCAATGTTAATATCGGCGTGTTGCTCAAATTGCTTGAACTTTACTACCTTGCCTAACAGTTCCTTATTCTTGGCAAGTAGCCGCTCCTTTTCGTCTTTGAGTCCGGTAACTTCGGTACTCAACCCTTCGATCGTGGTTTTTTGCTCTTCAATCTTCGCTAACGCTTGCTCTAATTCCATGAGTCGTCCCATTGGGCGGGCATAGCCCTATACTTCGCCCGCAGGGTTCCTACGAATCAACCTGGCTAAGAGCTTGGCGTAACTGCATGACAGCATTAACCGGATCTTCGTAGTAAAGCTGCTCTGAAGCTAAGAAGCGCTCTACCTCGACTTTCAAGACTTCCAATCTGGCAAGCCTTGCATCAGCATCAACACTCGATCGATCGCTGGATGCTTGCAACGTCCGCAGTTGGGCAAGTTCTTCTAGGATGCTTACAAACCAAGTCGACTGGTGCGATCGAAAGAGGTCGATTTCATCAAATGCAACTTGAAGAGCAGCGAGAGACGGGAGAGAATCATCGCTATCCATTCCAGCAAGCTCAGCTTCAAACAGCAGATCGCTTACTTTTGCTCTTAGATTCTCAAACTTGGCAAACATATCCTGCCGCTTCTCTTGGCTGAGCGATCGAAGTTTGTCTAAGTGCGGATTATCTTTGCTCATATCCAATCGACATTCTTAAGAGTTGGCTTTGTCAAACGCCAATTTTAGCTGTATGACGGCAAAAAGCAACTCTTGATGGGAGTGACACTCAGAGTCAAGAAACCGCTCAACTTCTGCATTCAACGTCTCTAGCTTGGCAAGTCTTTGAGCAGTCGATCGTTCGCTATCTTGCAAATCCGATTTAGGCTGACTTTCGTTCATGTGCAATCGCTTTATGCTGACGCCTCAATTGTATCGGGTGGTATTGGCGTCAACTGCCGCTGACTAAGTGGAATTGCATTCACATCGATCGTATTAGTATCACTTGGTACGGGCGCAGCCTGTCGCTTGAATTCAGATTCCAACTTGGCGATCTCTTCTTCAATATCAAACTCATCGTCAAATATTTCGCCTTTTTTCAGCAGCGTTAGCAGTGTTTCTAGGCTGATCTGACTGGCGCTGTGCAAACGGCTAAAGGCATCGATCGCTTGTGGCGTCAACTCTGCCACGTCAAAATCACGATTCACCTGGCAAGTGCCTGCTGGTTGGTTCATATAGGCAGCGTGGAACTCTAGGCACAGATCGAACGCATCTTGCAGTCCTTGAGCGATCACCGACATAATCGAATCACCCTGGACTCGATCGAGCTTTTTCGCCTCTGCTGATTCGCCTACATTCTTCTGGCCAACCAGCGTAGACAGCCCCAGCATCGCCATCTGCTGCTCTAGCTTGTCAATCCGGCTATTCAGTCCATCAAATGAGGTTGGAGGCGGTGCAATCCATTCTGCTCTGCCGTCTGGGTTATCAAATACCAGCGCTTCATCAGCGCCAACAACTACATCACCTTGATCGGTGTTGTAGCCGTATAGCACCAACTTAGGGTGAGCGGTGATGTGGAGGCTGTGGTTGAGGTCGGATGATAATTGAAAATGGTTGATATTGAGATAGGCGACTTCCAGCATCGGAGGACGGGTGACTGACTCTCGTTTCTTGTCTGTGTAAATGAAGGTGAAAGGGATGTACGGCAACGACAAGAAGCCATCTTCGCCCACCTGCATCCAGTTGCCGTCAATCTCTTGAAACAGTCGATAGCGACAGCGCCCCTCAAACAGGTCGTACACTTTGATCCGCTCGACTTCTGCTTCTCCAAACTCTCCAGAAGGCTCGATCGAGTTCTCGCGGATCCTCAATTGAGTAAATACGCGCCGATTGCCGATCGTGCTGTAGCGCCAGCCAATAATTTCAGGAGCCGTGTAATGCACCCAGTAAGGGCGATAGCCTCTTTCCACCTCATCGGCACGAGTGCGAACGTCTCCTTCTTCAACCTTGGGATAATTCACAAAGATCCCGGTATAGCCAAAATCGATCGCTGCCTCAAACACCTCACGCGCAAAGCTGTTGAGGTCGTCTCCCAGTAGGTTGATGTTGTCGAGGTGAGACTCGATCGCAGGCACTACGTCCTGGAGTGCGATCGGCTTGCGCAAGACCATGCCCGACTACGCCACGCACTAAGCGGACGTACCAAGGCGCAAAACACGATCGCCCTAGTCTGCGTCCATAGGCGTCCTCGCGCTCAAAAGGTTCGTGAGGCAAAAATGCTTTGCCACCTTTGCGGATGTCGGGAGTGCCACCCTTGACGACTTGATCACCTCCCACCAAGGGCGCATCTGCTCATAGGCATTGCAAGGCGCATCTACCCCATGTGTCGAGGGCAGGGGCGCGGTTCTAGCGTCAGGTAGCGGAGTGAGTTTACTTCGCTCGGCGATAAAGTTATAGGTCATCAGCAGGGGCGATCGCTGTTGTGAGCGTTCCTACTTAATAGACCCGAATGCCCGATGAACGAATGGCAAACGGCTTGTTCTCTTCTAGCCAAGCGATCGCCTGAGAGCAACCGTCTACCTGATCGTCGTTTGCCCCGTTAGGAAATGCGCTGAATTCTTCCACCAGATCATGCACCCAAGGCGCGATCGAGGGATCTGGCAGATAGACGTTACCCGCTTCAATGTAGGGCGCGATCGCCGTTGCCCTGACGACTTTGCCGCCCTGTGGATTGATTGGAATTAGCCCTGAAATCTCACGCTTGAGCAGATCGATTACAGCGCTGCCGTTGGCTTTGTCCTCTACCAGTTTGGCCTTTGGCTTGCGGCCATTTGGCGGAGAGCGATCGAATAGCAGTAAGTGTGGCGTTGATGTCCATGCGATCGCGCACCTGATCGAGCAGATAGTATTCGCTGCCTGACTTTCCCCAGACTTGCCCGACTACAAAGTCAGAGGTTTTTGCATCCTTAAAGGTGCAGTCCCAGGATTGAATGACGCGATCGAAGCTAGCCGGAGGTACTTTGTAAAACTGCCACCAATCGCGCTTGAATAGACCACCTGTAGCAGGTGAGGGGCGCTGCTGAATTGCCCTGCGTAGCCATAAGAACCGAGTCGGGTTTTGAATTCTGTCAGCTCAGCCTGTCCAACCCGATCGCCCCAAAGTAGCTCGCCTGGGGCTGTTCTAGGGTCTGACCAAAGCGGGGTAACGCTGCGGCGATTAGGTTCAAATTCAGCAGGCAAGCATAAGTGAGTGTAGCCACCCTGCTCTAGGACGTGACCGGATAGATCCTTGTCATGCACTCGCTGCATCACAATTACTTTGGCGGCAGTCTTGGGGTCATTGCCGCGTGTGGACATCTCCTCATCCCACCATTCGAGGGTTGATTCGCGTACTGCTTCACTCTCCGCCTCATTGACTTTGTGCGGATCGTCCACCACAATCCGATCGCCGCCCTCGCCTGTACCTGCACCGCCAACTGAGGTCGCAATTCGATGCCCAGTGCGATCGTTCTCAAATCGCAGTTTCTCATTTTGATCGCCCGTCAGTTTGAAGCAGTGACTATAGCGCTGCTGATACCATCGGGATTGAATGATGCGGCGGCACTTGAGCGAGTCACGCTTGGAAAGCGACTGAGCATAGCTTGAGAACAGCCAACGACTAGCAGGGGTTGATCTCTGCCCACTCCCAGCAAGGCCAAAACACGCACACCGTTAAAGATTTGGCATGACGGGGCGGAATGTTGATCAGCAGGTTCTTGAGGTCGCCAAGCGTAACCGCGCTCAGAGTGGTCTGAGATCGCGTCAATATGCCAATTGTGCTGGTAGTCCCGTCCTGGTTCGACGATGTGCCATGCCGCCTTTAATGAACTGAGGCAGCGTCAATGGCTCAAACTGAGGGCGATCGCGATCGTCTGCACCAAACTCAGCCTCTAAATCTTCGATAAGCCGCTGCTTTCGGCTTACGCTTGCAGCGACCATTTTTCCTTCAATTCACGAATAAAGTCTTGCGGTGGAATCCCAAGCGCGATCGCCTGCTCAGCCAGTTCTGCGGCAGTCGGAGGAACCAATCGACGACGATACTCTAGCAGCGAACAAGTGCCCCTGCCAAGCCTCCCAATGCCCGCAAATCTTCAGACTTGGCAACGCCCATTGCATCGGCTAGATCCTCGATCGCGCCCTCTACAATCGATCGTTCATCCTGCCTGAGTCTGCGACCCGATCGGACAGGTGCAGCAGGTGGGATATCTGCGCCTTCTCTAGAACCAAACTCAACAGAGACGACATTTGCGCTCTTGACTTCTCTTTCGTCTGCCCAGCGTCCCGACTTAGCCCAACGGTGAACAGTACGACTGGACACCCCAAAGTGATCCGCGATCGCCTCGTATGTCCACCCTTGTCAATATGTAGTTTTTTGGCCTTGTCTTGACGCGGATCGACTGACACTTGCGACAAAATTCTGACACTGCTAAGCTCAGAATTCCCGCAGTGCAAGGCTTTGAAATGATGACAGATAACCTGACACCATGACAAGACTACTTAGTCCGATCGAGCCTGCGGAGATTCTAACCAACGCTGATTACGTCGATCGCACTCCCGTTGTCGGGTTACAAATTCATCTGTTGCGCTCGTCTGTCGAAGTTCTTGTTTGGCTGCCTTGGCGGATCGATCGTGCGTCATGTTTACCCCAACACCTTGCTAGCTTCCACCAAAAACACTTGATCCTCTGGTCTGCCAATTTGCTCTAGCTTTTGAACTGCAACTCTCAAATAGCGAGTAACGGCAAGCAACCGCATTTCTGCCACATCATAAGCGCTCTGCAAGCCTTCAGCAGGATTGGTAGGCTGTTGCTTTGGCACAGGCACAATCGCCTTTACAGGCGCAGGAGCCTCACTCCCAACGGTAATCTGATTAACCAGCAGTGCCGTTGTCTTCCCCGGCTCTACCTCAATCTTTACCGCCAAGCCCTGCCGCTCAGTTGCCACACCCGATCGCCCATAGAGCGGATGATCAGAGTCGCTGACAGTGATGGTTTCTTGCTGTGCGATCGCATTGTCGATCGCCTCATAGGGTGTTTTCGCCTTGGCAGCAGCAGCAGCTTTTTGAAAGTCTGCGGTGACTGGAGTGCGATCGGGCGTAGCGCTTGCAATCACATCTACAGCAATAACCGCCTCTGCTTGCTGCTCTGGATTGAGTGAGGCTAGCTGGCGCAAATGCTTTTCTTGAGTGGGAACCCAGGTTCCCAAATCGCTAAGGCTGTCTTGCATCTCCCCAGCGGAAATCAGCATATTGATGTATCGATTGCTTTTTCCCCACCGTTCCTTGCAGTAATCCGCAAAAGTAGCGTGTGTTGCCCGATAGAGGCGATTGTTGCGGATTTCTTGCAGGGATCTCCAGGCTTTGTTCCACCCTCTCTCTACAGACTCCATGCCGGACTCGATCGCCGCCTCTAGATGCGACAGCCGAAGCCCTTCTTGAAATGAAAGAGGTTGATCTTGTGTCAATGATTCAATGTGCATCTGAGGGAGTCCAAAGCGAGAGTGACGATCGATTCCAAATCTTCGAGGCTTAGATCATGCCGTTGGGCAATTTGGGCGGTTTCGAGTTTCAGGAAGTAGCGGGCAGTGAGTACAGCGTGTTGAATTTCGGGCAGCAGTGCCATTGCCTCATGTAGCGATCGATAGGTTTCGAGATCTCCGCTTGAAATAACTGCCGTACTCTTGCAGATTTCCTCATCCAGTTCCCCTATCGACTTTTTAGCGGTTGCCCGTTCTAACCACTCCCACTCGTCTTTGCCAATTCCCATCGCAGCAGGCAACCTTAACAATGGGGAAATCAAATCCCTTGCAAGACAAGCTGCCGATGCTCTTTTTTTACTTTGGCAGCGGTTTCACGAGCGCGTCGCGGAACCTTTATTAGCTCACCATGATCGCGGAGGAAATGCATGATTTCTCCGCGAATAGAGGGCACAGCGATCGAGCTGAACTTAAGCCCTAGAGTCGGGTCGTAGCACTTAATCGCTTTGGTTAAGCCAATCAATGCAAGCTGCTCTAAATCCTGCAATGGTTCGCCGCATAGTGCCTGCATCCGCCTTGCAATTTTTAGAGCCAACGGGCGGTGATGCTTGAGAAGTTTTGGAATAGGAAGACTCGATTGAACCGAGGAAGCAGATCGCATCGAAGCGGCGGCAATTGCGACTGAGGGCACGATCAAAAGTACTAATGAGTTTCGCTAAATGTAGCGTTTTGTACTCAAGATGTCCATTCGTTTAGCGTTTTTAGGGTAAAGAGTGAGCGGCGAAGCGGCAGCACAATTAATCGAGAGAACCGATCGCACTCTTCAGGACATGGAAGATGCGGAAGTCGATCGACTTTATGCAGCCTTAGACGCTTCTTATCGACGACTCGAAGCTGATTTATTGCGTCGATATCCCAACTACACCGCAGAATCAAAACCGGATTTGCTAGCGACTCAGCGCGGCGTTCTTCTGGTCAACGACCTGCAAGCGCAACTTGCATTAATTGACCCCGATCGTGAGCAAGAGTTGCGCGATCGCTATGAGAAATTGCTGTCAACTGCCTCGAAAGAGGAACGACGCTGGGTGATGAGTTGGTAGCACTTGAGCAGGGCGATAGCTTTGTCAAGGCAACTGCAACTGTACCGATCGAAGCTGCTGCTTTTGCGGCGAGGGATGCAGTCGATCGCCTCAAGAAACACGATCAGACATTCCGTGAAGAAGCGTCCACGATCATCACTCAAGGATTGATTCAAGGGCAAGGAGCGCAAAAGGTTGCTGGATTTCTGCGGCAGCGGCTAGGTGTGACCAAGGGTAAGGCAGAGACGATCGCCCGCACTGAAATTATTTCGGCTCAAGACTCAGCCACTCGATCGAGATACAAGGAATATGGGATTCAATACAGTCCAAGAATCGCCACGCAAGACCGTAGGGTCTGCAATTTCTGCGCCGATCGCGCTGGCAATGTCTATCCCGTTGACGCTGCACCTGCTGTAATTCATCCGCAAGATCGCTGCTATTCGCTCCATATTTCCCTGAACAAGAAGCGTCTAACCCTAAGCGAACGAGTGGATCAAGCAACACGCTCAAAAAGTTAAAGCGGCAACCACCGATCAATCGAATAGCAATGTTGCGCCATTTGAACGCGCTGCAAATATCTCTCCACCTAAGCCAGTTTGGACACCTGCCGATGGCTACCTCGATCGCTCCGTGCAGGTTAAGGGCGAACAGTGGGCAGTCGGCAAGCTAGCAGCGCAAATACTCACAGATCGATCGCGTCGGCAGACTCCACAAGAGCAAGTCAACAACGATCTGCTGATTGCGCTCACGGTGGGGGCAGCGGTCGCAGGTACGACAGTCGGCAGCTACTATCTAGCTCGATCGCGCTATCGCAAAGGGTTTAAGCGATCGGCAACAATGGCGCAAGAGACTGTCGCAAAAGTTTCGCAAAGGGGTAGAAGCTGACCCCAGCGAAAACGATGAGCAAGTAACGTTTGTCGTGGGTGGCTTTTCAGGAGAGCAGGGCGGGCAGGGCATTTATCTAGCGAACTACTTTCAAAAAGTCGTACTGCCCAAGCATCGAGTTGTGGGGGTACGCACACCCGAATTCGATGTAGAAGATCCGGGCGGAGCGCCCACACCTCGCAAGGTAAGCCAAATCTTCTCGAAGTTCCTTTCGACTGCGATCGTCGAAGGGCGCAACATGGCATCAGTGAGAGTGGCAGCGCAAGCCTATGCTTTTCATCAGAAATACCCTGACAAACCGATCAATATCATCGGCTACAGTGCAGGCGGTGCAACGGCATTCGAGGCAGCAGAGATCCTTAAGGAGATGGGCATCACTGCCAAGGTAGTCGCGATCGGGTCGCCTTATTTTGGCTTCAACGAAATGTCGCCAGAGCAGGGCATCACGATCGCTGGCACAGGTGATCCGTGGGCACAGCTTAGCGCTCTCAATCGCGTTCCACTTGCCAATGTCAAAAACCACTCATTAGAGCAGTATTTGCCGGATGAGGAATTCGTCGCCACGATCAAGCAATTTCTGAAAGCAGACATTCCGCCAAAGAACGATCGAGCGAAGCGGCTGAACCTGTCAAGACGAGCGAACCATTGACGACGATGTACTAGCACGGCAGATTGACGAACTGATCCCGCAACTGCTGTTGCTCAGTGCTGACGAGATTCGATTGCTTCCCCCTGCGATCGCGCAAAAGCTTCTCCTGCCCGTAACGCTGCCGGATTATTGCCCGGACGCGCTGATCCGAAAGCTTTGCCGGGGCTAGCAGAACCGAAAGCACTGCCAGGATATGAGCCATTGCTGGCACTACCTGAAGCGCAACCCGTTAAAGGACTGCTGCGGGGTGAGTTGCCACGATTGGCGCTGCCAGCAGGTGTAGAGCTTGCACCGTTGACACCCGTTGAACGGCAAGCACTGGAGACGAAGATCGCCCGCAATTTGTACAAGCAAGCCCGATCGATCGATCGGGGAGCCTCACGACTGGCAGAGTTTCGACTGCGGCAGGCGATCGATGAAATCAAACGGCAAGATATGCCTGCACAGGCAAAAGGTGCAGCCTATCGCAAGGCAGTTTTCGAGCAGTTGCAAGGCACGATCGAGACAGCAGAAGCTACGCCACCCGGAGCAAAAGACGCTGAGCAGTTCGATCGTTTTCGATTTAAGGGCGTCGATTGGTACGTTCCCAAGCTAGGAGAAAACAGCCCCACCCTTGACCTACTGCGCAAGGTGGCAGAACTTGACTTGCCTGAGAATGCGCTTGGTCAGGGGATATTTATATCACTCGGCAGCGCAACGCTTCAGAGCAGTATTGGCGCAAAAAGCTGAAGCTGAACACGCCCTAAAGTAAACGGCATGGTCGCCTTCGACGAAGGGGCGATCGCGCTCTACGGAGGACGTGCCAAGATTGACGATCTGCTGCTGCAAGCTGGCTATCTGAGGGCATATCAGCAGTTTGGACAACTGACGCCACCTGAGCGCTCTGAATACGCCCGTGCCATGTCAGAGACGCGCATGGCCTATCAGAACAGACCCGATCGCGACTTTGCTGAATCGGTGAAAGAGTTCTTCTTGAATCCTGACTATCTGAAGAAATTCGCACCCGCCCGCTACGAAGCGATCGCCCGCATCTTTGACTATCGCCATCCTCGCAAAGGCGTCCTTCAACCTCAATCTGCTGAGCCACAGCAACCGGATACACGCAGCCCGCAGATTGTTGAAGACTTGCGCACTGCTAACGCCACACTTGCCGATCGCATTCGCACCCAGCGAGAGCAGGCTAACGAACTCGCGACAGCGCAACGCAGCACCAAGAAAATCCAGCAGGCACTCGATCGAGTGGATCTGCCACGCACTGCGGTACAGCAGGAGCAAGCGTCTCAGGAAATTCGTATCCAAGAGGAGGCGATTAACCGAGTCGAAGCGCAGATCGAAGCGATCGAGCAGCGAGCAGCACAGCTACTTAATCCACTCAACCCGCCCTATTTCTCGACCGTGCCGCAGCAGATTCGAGCAGCTAAGGCGCAACTGAAGCAAGCATCAAAGCAACTACAGGCGATCGAAAACATCGAGCAGACCGCAATGAAGCTGCGAACCAATAGCGCAGAATTGCAGCGGACGTTGAATGACCTCAGCACTCGTCGCGAATCCTTGCAGGCAGAGGGAGAACGGCGAGATGTGGAGCGATCGATCACAAGCCTGAAGCAGGATTTAGAGTCCGCAGAAAAAGAGTTACTGGACTTGCCGCGATCAAGTGAAAAGTCACAGGCATTGCGAGATTTGCAGCGATTGCGGGCAGCAGTGAATTCGCAGTCTACAGGCGTGAGCGTGGCAGACTTGCACCGCCAAGACTTAGAGCCGCGCATTCGGCAGGTATCGCAGGCGGCAGAGTCGCTTGAGCTTCTGACAGCGCGACTCGATTATAGCCGCGACAAGCTAGATGATCTGCTACAACGCCTGAATGGACTACCTACCAAAACTCAAGATTTAACCGCAGAACAGCGCGATCGCTACAGTGCAATTAAGCGCACCCGCAACGCTCAAGGCAAGCTTCCTCAGCGGGTAGAGCAGTATCGACAGTTACGGGCTGAATTGAGTTCACAGCTTGCCACCCGCGCCAACACCACGCAGCAGCTATCCGACAATTACAGTACTCAGCGGCAGTCAGCGATCAACAACCTGCAAGCGATCGTTAGCCGCGATGTCGAAACCGTTCGCACCAACTTACAGATCCTTGCTTCTCTTCGTCCCGGATCAGTCGCGTGGTTGCTAGACAGTCGCAACTGGGAAGAAGGAGCGATGCCTTCAGACCTGGCGATCGTGCTTCAGCGCCAACCCGGAAAGACACCAAACGAGCGCTTACAGTCTGCCGCCAACGAAGTAGCAAAGCTAGTCGGACAGGTGAACGGGCGCATCCAATCGATTCAAAAGCAGCTTGACTATCCGGATCAGCTTGCACAGGCTACAACCGCTCAAGCCGCTGCCCAGATCGCTCAGTGGCAGCAGTTGCGCGATGAGTTGGCGGATGAGGGCAGGTTAAGCGATCGCCAAATTCAGCAGCTTTTGAAGACGCCAGAGCGGCATTCGAGCGATCGATGTGGCGCGATCGGGCAATCAGTTGATCGAAGACTTGGCAGAGTTCAACCAAGACTTTGCCAACCTGCTTCTAACTGATGAGAATGTTGATCCACGCCAAATCATTGATCAGTCTGAACTGTACCGACGCGCTCGTGATGGCTTTGCTGAGGAAACTGCACAGACCAAAGCAGCGATCGCTCGTGAGATTGAAGATGCGCTTGCAATTGCCACGGCACTACAGCAGCGCAGTGAACGCGATCAAGGGGCAGCGTTAATCTATGAGGTCGATGGTCGCGCGATCAGTGTGGCAGACTTGCGATCGCAGCTAGAGCAATACAATCAGCAGTTGCGAGAATTCTTGCAGATCCCTCAGATTGACGTAGCGGCAAGAGTGACGGCAGAAGAAGACGATCGCTTGCGTCGTCGCCAAAGTGAGGTAGAGAAATCTCAAGCGCAAATCGCACGATTGGCAGCACTTCAGGGTGAGCTATCAGAAGTTAACTTGGAAATTCAAAAGCGAATTGAAGCCAGAGAACGCGGACAAAAGCGAGGAATTGCAGTCGATCGACTGGAAGCAAGACGCAGACGAATTCTGAAAGACATCGAGAACGCAGGCAACCCGAATGGATGATACACGAGCGGATTGAAGCAACCGAAGAGGAACCGCTACCCAATGGCGGGAAGTATGCGGTTGTCCGGTATGAGGGCGCAGACGGGCTACCTGCTACCAAGGCGACGGCGACTAAGGCAGAAGTTATTGAGTACAGTGCCGACGATCGCCCGATATCTTTGACAACTATGAGGCTTGGCAATGGAAGTGGATCTGATCGGGCTGAGGACAGCGATCGAGACAGCGCTGAGTGATGAACTGGGGATCTATGTTTTCCCAAACGGGCAGACCACGCCTGCGATCGTGCTGAGCATGGGAACCGATAACAGTCCGATCGTTGGAACTAAGGCAGAGGGGCTAGAATGTGTGCTTGTGTTCCGTCCTGATGTGCCGCTGCGTCCCTTGATGGGCAACGCTTTCGAGGAAACCTACACGGTTCAAATCCTGCTGAAACAGTGGAGCGCTGAACAGAACACGCTGGGCGCACTGTCGCGAATCCTGGAGACGATGATTACATTGCCTGGGTGGTCAGTGCAAAGCGGCAGCGTTCGTCGTCAGATCCCGATCGTAGAGCTTGGCAATATCGAGATTTTATCGATGGTTCTCACTCAAACCTTGCTGAGAGAAGCATAGGAACACTGCCCGCAGAACTAATTCTAAAGACTCTGCAATGGCTAAAACTCCTTTTTTCACAGGGAAGGGCGTAGAACTGTGGCTAGCTGCGCTTCCCTGATGGTATTGAAACCGAGCCGATCGAATTTACGGCAACGGCATCCGCAGCAGCAAAAGGGGCAACCACAGTCACCATTACGCCCGCCCTGCCTGCTGATAGCTTCGTACCCAAAGACAGCTATATCAATGCTATCAGTGCGCTTGGTTACGAGGTTCTGGTGCAGCTTAATGCTGATGCTGAGGCTGGAGATACGACGCTAACAACCAAGCCACTACCAGAAGCGATCGTTGCGGGTTCGACGGTCGAATATCCGCTCAAGCTTCGCGCTCGTACCACTGCCGACCTTGATCGCTCTGGCAACCGAGTCACAACGGTTACTTTTGATGATGATGCCTACGAATCCGGGCGCACCACGACGATCTCGATCGGGACTGAACATGCAAGGTAACTGGTCGCCTCTCGATGCAGGCTACGCCACTGCTGAGCAATGGTTTAACGAGGGCTACCAGCAACTTTACTTCTGGATGCAGCTTCCCAATCCGCGCCCGACTGTTTACAGCAAGGGCAAAGGTTACAAAGGCACAGGGTCAATCACCTCAATGCCGCTATCTGCTCCGGCTGATGGCATTATCACAGGAAATATTGACGCCGCCTTTAACGGCAAGCCGACGATGGTTAACCCAGCGGCGATCGTCTAAGGATGATCCGCTCATTGCAGTCGCGCGGTGTCTTTTGCTGTGGCTGTACGTTGCAGCCCGAAGGTGTCCAGGTCGCGATCTATATGACTGATGGCAGTCAAACAGGAAATCGCGACCTGGTAGACCTCGACACAAACGATCGCTACACCGTGCAGCTTCCCCAGATCACAGAAAGCCCAACTTACAAGATTTCTCTTCCCTATGCCCCTGCCCTACAAAACGCTTAAGCCCGTTGAAACCGTCGAGGTAGGCGGGTTCACAATTCGGAAGCGAGGCAGCTTGACCGTAGCCGAAGAACACGCCATGCGCGATCTTGGCGCTGAGATTGAAACCGAATTAAAAGATCTGACTCCAATGCAGTCAGACTTGGCACTAAAGCAGCGTGTAGTCACCATCTTGATTCAGTCACGACTCGATCGCGAGTGGAGCCTTGAAAAAACTCAAGCTTCTGTTTGGCCTGTAGAGATGGATGGAGAGACAGCAGAGATTGAACCAGACATGGAAATGCTGGACGCACTGTTTGACTTCTTCATGGCTGAACAGCGGCGACACAAGTCGATCGAGGATTTAGAGACAGAACCGCAGTCGGCTAAAAAAAAGAAATAAATTGGACGGAAACCTACTGGCGACTGAAGCTGGCATATCCCGGTGAGGAACGCTTCAATGAGGATCGGTTTGGTGATTGTTCTCTGACTGAAGTTGAAGACGCACTAAATGCACTCGATCGCCGCGACTTTGAAGCCGCCAATCGTGCCGCCATCCCGATCGCTTCTGTTGGGCAAATGGTCGCTGCTAGTAAGGGTGTTAAGGAAATTGACTCAGAGATGTTTAACCCCTACGCCAGTGTTCTCTATTCAGAAGAAGCCCGATCGATCATCGATCCAAAAGTTGCTCAAATTTGGCTGGATTTGGCAAATGAGCAACGCATTCCGAGTTGGGCGATCGCAGAAATCGACATGAAACTGATTCGAGCCGCAGTATGAGCAGCTATAAACTCAGCCTAAACATCACCGAGATCAACAGAGCAGCAGAGCAGGCATTTGTTGACACTGCTTTTCAGTTTGGCGCTGCCATGACTCGCGTAATCTCAGAGCCTCGATCGTGGGCGGGCTGGGATGACACACGAGACATCGTTGACACTGGACAACTGCGATCGAGTCAACTGATGGTCTTTAACAATCCTTTTGAAGCTGCCTACTCGTGGCCTACAGAGTACGCCGCCTACGTTCACGAAGGCTACACACTAAGAAACGGCGATCGAGTTGCAGGGACGACCTTGGACGGTGATTGCACAGCAGGAATTTGACATCCAAGAGGCGTATGCTGCGGCGTATCAGAAGTACATAAATTCGTAGCCTCTTGTTTTCATCAAAACTTCACAGCCAAGATTGCAGAATTTTATCTCGCGACAAGCATACTAAAGGGGTCGATTCCATCTTCCTCATGAAAGCTCAAGCATCTGCGATCGCTGCCTTGATTCTTTTGGCTGGGCTGCGCTGCTCAATCTAAGATCTGAGTGGACAGGTACTCTTTCCTAGCGCTCCACCGGGTATGATGGGCAACCCTGCTGCTGCGCCAACAGGCTATGACGATATCAAAGCGGGGTTACAGGTTGTCGTCAAAAATGCAGCAGGGCGAGATCGTAGGCAGTGGAACGCTTCAGGAAAGCACGTCAACGGCGAAACCTTGAGCGAAGAGCAGCAGCGAGGATTGCAAGATCCACAGGTGGCAGCACACCTTGCAGGCAGAGTACCAATTAGCTGTAGCTTCCCTTTCGAGGTTGAAGGAATACCAAAATCAGACTTTTACACGGTTCAGGTTGGAAGTGGCGATCGCGGCTCTCTAACTTTTAAGTTTGACCAACTTGAACAGCAGGATTGGAAGGTTGTTTAACGCTGGGTGATGCGCCCTAGCTCGATCGCTTTGAGGTAGGAATTCTAGCCACGAAGTCTTTAAGCAAACTTTGTGGCAAGTCTCGGAACCCTCAATCTCGTCTTATCCGCAGACTCCAGCCCGCTACGCAAAGAGCTAAGCGGAGTAACGCGAGAAGCCCAATTTGCCGCCAAAGCAATTCAAGGCATCTCCACAGGCGAAAGCTTTAGCGGTGCAGGGCTTCAGGTTCTAAGCTCAACCATCATTGGACTAGTTGACGATACCCATCGGCTAGGCAATGAATTCAAGCTCACCACCTCGCTAGTTGAAAACCTAAAAAACGGAATTGGTGGTCTTGCTGCCCTGCCGATTCCCGACTTTCAGGCAGAAGCTTTATCCTCACTGGGGCTAGGACAGGTTTCTAGCAGTCTAGAGGTTTTGAGTCTTGCCTCTACAGGGTTAAAGACGCTGGCGATCGCTCAAGGGATCGCTCAAAACGCGATTGTAGCTTTTAGCGGTGCGCTCGAAACGCTGAGAGTAAACCTCAAGTTAGTCAGCTATTTCTTCGAGGATATTGGCAATTCACTCAGGGCAGCAGGGGCAATGTTTGCGCCCCTGGTTGGCTTGATGGATGGCGCTGGTCGCGCATTCGATCGACTGTCGGATGGGGCGGGCGACGTTAAAGGCAGAATGGATTCTGCCTGGGTTTCGGTTGGCAGCTTTGGGCAACAACTCCAGAAATATATCGGAGCCGCCGAAAAATTCCAGTCGGCAATGGAAGATCTGGGCGAAGCTGCCATCCTATTTAATCAGTGGAAGAACCTTTCTGATATCGTTGACGGTTTTTTTTGGCGGGCTTCAAGAGAATTTTGACGCCGCTCGCAACTTTGAAACGCTAAATAATCGACTTGAACTTACCTCTACATCGGCGGGTGGAGCGAGAGAGGATCTAGCCTTCCTTCGGCAAACAGCAAAAGATTTAGGGCTAGACTTCAAGGCGGTTAGTGAGGGTTTCGCCCAATTCTCAACAGCAGCAAAACTAGCGGGCTACGACGCTAATCAGACCAAGCAAGTCTTCACAGACGTATCGCAAGCCGCCTCTGTGATGGGTCTGTCGGCTGAAGAGACCTCTGGAGTATTTCTAGCACTGCGGCAAAGTTTATCAGGTGGAACAGTTCAGCTAGAAGAATTAAACCAATTAGCTGAGCGTGTACCAGGTGCATTTGCTGCTGCTGCCCAAGCGCTAGGGGTAACGACAGGCGAGGTTAAAGGCTTGATTTCGGCGGGCAATGTTTCCTCAGCCGACTTTATTCCTAAATTTGCTGCTGCTCTTGCTTCTGTCACCGAGTCCGGCGTTACTGATGCGATGGGTTCTGGCACAGCAGCGGTCAATCGTTTTAATAACGCGCTGGGCGAAGTGTCGGTTTCACTTGGTAAAGATCTGCTGTCATTCGGTACGCCTGCAATCAATGCCTTTGCCAAAGTGCTTGAATTTGGCGCAGAAAATGCTGAATTGTTTGGAACTGCTGTCGATGCATTCCTCGTTGCAGCAGCAATACGAGGAGCGGGTGCAGTAGGCAAGATGGGCAGCGTGATTGCTAGCTTCGTCGCGCAAGGCGGCAAAGGCTCGATCGCCATGCAACTATTTGGGCAGCAAATCTCGCTTACGACTGCACAGATCGGGAAACTGGCAGCGCAGGCTGGCTTAACTTTTGCTGCCCTAACGGTTTTTTACAAAGTACTCGATCGATTCAAGGATGGTCGGCAGTCGAAACCCAAAAGGCGGTCGACAGCCTCAACAATTCCCTGGTTGAACTGAATCAAGCTGCTGGCAATACTCCGTCACTTGCCTGCAATCATCCCTGAAAATCCACCTTCAACTGATTTTCTCGACTCATTTGTCCACAAACTGAATGATGCCAACGCCGCAATCAATCGCTTGTTTGGACTGGATGAAGGCTTTGGCAGACTGACCACCAATGCTGATAAACAGCTCAACGATCAGCTGATCGCGATCGGAGAATTCGGTCAAAAAGCACAGGAGATTTTAGGACAATCGCTCAGCCTGCGTGAACAAAACAAAGGCGGTGACGGAGCGATCAACGAACTGAAGCAGCTTGACGCGATGCTTGCCCAAATTGAGCAGCGCAAAGTCAACGTTGACCCTGCCAATGAGGACGCGATCGCTCAGATCCGACAGGAAGAAGAAGCGCTATTAAAGCGACGAGCGGACGCCCAAAAAGAGGTGCAAGCCACCCAAAGCGCCATCAACAACGCGCTAACGCAGGCACGGCAAGAGCTTCAGAATCTTGATCCTGCTCAGATGGGGCAAGAGGGATACGATCGCGCTAAGGAGCAGATCGAGACTCAGATCACGCTGCTAGAGCGAGAGAAAACAGAACTCGATAAGGTTGCCAACGCTGCCACACAAACTGCTCAAGTTACGGCTGACGCTTTCAGCAAGTCGAATCACGAGATCGAAGCGGGCTACCAGCAGCGGCAGGCAGCGATCGCAGAAGCGCTGGCAAGTGGAGAATTGACGAAGAGCAATCGAGAGAACGATCGCTACAGGCTGAGCAAGAATACTTACAGCAAAAGCTGGAACTGAACCGATCGCAGCTTGAAAAACTGCGGGCAGAACTAGAGAAAAACGCCAAGCTGCGGGCGATCGATCCTGCTGCTGCCACGCTGACGGCAGATCAAGAGAAAGCAGTACGCAGAGCAGGTAAAGCAGCTTGAACTGAGACGGCACAGACCCGATTCAGATCGCCCAGAACACGCGCGAGGGCAAGCAGCAGGCGCTAGAGGATGAACTGAAAGGGATTGAGCAGGCCAACAGCGAGGCTGAGGCGGCAGTACGCCAAAGTCAGAGCGAACGCACAGCCGCTATCCGTCAGCAGCAGCTAGCAGGCACGGTGGGAGAGGAGGAAGCGCCGCAAGATTGCCGAAATTCAGCGCGACTCGATCGCTGAGCAAATCGACCTTGAGCGTGACAAACTCGCTCAGCTTGCAGAACTCGAAGCCGCTGGCACAATTCCAGCAGAGGAAGCCGCCAAGCGTCGACTAGACATCCAAAGCGAAATCAGTGACCTCAGCTTGCAGCAGATTGAAGCTGAACTCGATGCCCGTCTAGAAGCAGAACGCAAAGCGGCAGACGAAGCAAAAGAACTGCGGGATTCGGTAAACGTCGATGCGACTCGCGAAACCTACACAGGTACGAGTGCGGCAGGCAGGCGGCGAAATTAATGAGGCAGAAGCCGCAGCAGAAATTGCAGAAATTACCGCTAACGCCACTGCTCGGCAGATTGAACTGGTAGAGCAGCGTTTGGGCGTGGTGCGGCGTGGCAGTGACGAAGAAAAGGACTTAACCAGAGAACTTGCTGACTTACAGCAGCAGTCCGCAGAGCAGGAGATCGCCCGCCAAGAGCAGGTGAAGCAGGCGCGATTGGAAGCGCTTGAACGTGCCAACCAACAGGCAGAAGCTGCGATCGATCAGGGAGAAACCGCTGAAATTACTGCTATTCGTGAGTTGCAAGCCCAGAGGGTGATCAGTGCTGAGGAGGCAGAGACAAGAATTGCTGCCATGAGGCAGCGCACGGTAGCCCTTCAAATTGCTCTTACCGAAAGCGAAATCGAACAAGTTCGACAGCTTCGAGCGGAAGGCGTTCTTAGTGAAGAAGAAGCGATCGAGCGTCTGTCAGACCTAAGTGGCGAACTTGGCGAACTAAATCAACAGCGAGTTGAAAATGAAATCGACGCGCAAGAGCGATTAAAGCAGGCTCGATTGGAGGCAATGGAAAGCGCCAATCGCCAAGCAGAAGCGGCGATCGATCAGTCACAAACCACAGGGGTTACTGCAATCAAGAGCTTGCAGGCGCAGCGAATAATTTCAGAGGAAGAAGCCACCGAAGAAATCGCAGCGCTACAGCAAGAAGCACTCGATCAGCAGATTGCCCAAACTCAAGAGCAAATTGCAGAAATTCAGCAGCTTCGATCTGAAGGCATTCTCAGCGAAGAAGAAGCTACTGACAGATTAATCGACCTAAATGGAGAATTAGGCGATCTTAACGAGGAACGGATCGATGCAGAAATTGACTCTCAAGAGAGGCTAAGAGAGTCGCGAATAAAATCCCTTAATGAGGAGCTAGACTTCAAACGCAAATCAGCGGAAGCAGATCAGGGACTCAACCAAATCGCGATCGACTCTATTAAAAATGAAAACAATCTTCTATCTGCTCAAAGCAGTCTGCTTGAGGCCCAGTCGGGGCTAGCAGAACAGCGACTTCAATACGCCTAGAAGACGCTGAAACGGCAGGCAATAGCGCCCAAGCCGATCAGATCAGACAGCAAATTCTCGCTCAACAAACCGTTGCCCAAGAGAAGCAGTTTGCGATCGCTCGACAGCAGCTTGAACTCAAGCGCGAACAAGTCGCACTGGAATCACAGCAGCGGCAGATTCAAGCTGATATTGCAATTACAGAGGCAGAAGTTGCGCTCTCTACGGCAGCAATCAATGGTGAAAATCAACAGGTGATCGCAGGGTTAGAACGAATTTTAGATCTGAGGCGGCAGCAGCGAAAGGCAGTCAATGACCAGAACAGAGCGCAAGAGCGATCGCTTGAACTTGAGCAGCAAACGCTCACCACTCAACAGCAACAAACGCGAGAGCAGCAGCACGGCAGCGGGCGCAGGGAAACAATAGAAACTCAGGCAGCGGCAGTGGTTCGGGTGGTCAATCAGGATCGGGATCAGGATCTTCTGGAGGCTCAAGGAGTTCTGGATCAAGCTTCGGATCGAGATCTGGACTTGCACCCAGCCGATCGCTTGTAGTCGAGAGTCGCTGGTCGCTGCAATGGGTGCGGGAAGTATGCCAGCCAACTTTAGCTATGGCGGAATCGGTGGCAGTCAGATGCGGCAAGCGGAATGGCGCACACCCGAATGGAGCGATGGGCGATCGACACCAGTGCAAAGTCCTGCTGCTTCGACAATGGCAGCATCTAGGCAGCTAAGTCCTTTGCAGTTGCAAGGGCTATCACAGACGGGCTTACAGCGCAATGCGCAAGCAAATCGCGCAGTTCAGCCACAGACTACAGGAACACTAACAGCCAGCCAATTCAATAGCGGAATTAATCAGCTATCGCAAAGGATTGTTCAACTTGCGAATGCGCCAAGAGCGGTAACACTTCAAACACCCGAACCCGTTCGTGACTATCAGCGAATCTCCAGTGATTTAATGTCTTCTCGCGCTAGAGCAGCAGGAATATGAAACCAGGAACGATCGAACTCTACGCAGGCGGCATGATGCTCTTACTGGAGCTATTCAGCGAAGGGACTTTTCCACGCGAAGATCTTGAGGTTACAGGCGTCTCGTTTTCCGCATATGGAACGCCTGCTACAGATGGCACAACCTACCAGATGAGCATATGGAATCTTACGGTTTTGCTAACCGCTAAGGATGCTGAAAAGCTAGCGAGAATGTATCGGCTCAGCAAAAGTCAAAATATTTTGATTGTCGATCGCACCGATCGCTATTGGGAGCCCACCCAAACGAGAGCGATCGCGCCTGGAGATGTGGCAGTCGTAGAAGACGGAATGACCGGATATTTTGCTCAGTTCTACGGGCGAATTACTCAGGCGATCAAGCAAGACAAAGAAGGTAGAATGCGGGCGATCCAGTTACAGCTAACCGAAACTGACAAAGTGCCGATCGCATGAGCATGAGCGAAGATCTGCAATTACTAAAGCAATTAGGCTTGTCGCTGGTACTGCGCAATGGGCAATGGTATTGCGGTCAATTTGGCGGCGACTTCGAGGGCGATGAAGGCTATTTAGACGAACATGGAAGGATTGATGGGCTTCTATACAATGCCGGGGTAGCTGATACCATCCCTAAAGCGATCGCGCTTGCTGTTGTCGCTCGTCAAAGTGTGCGGCAGCGATCGAAGAATTGAAATTAAATCAGTAGGAATTCTCACGGCAGCTTATCTAGCGCTGCCGCATGACCGTCGATCGCAGTTCCCGCCCTTTCAAAATCGTCGTTGCTGCGCCTGGTGAATCGATCGCGCAAGGATGGATGTAACCGCGATCGTTCAATCATTCAGCGGTAGCTGCAACCTACTCGATCAAAGTGGATTCAATCTGGACAGGCGATATAGTCCTTAAGCCTACTCTCCAGGAATCACGATCGGAGTGCAACCCCAGGCGCGATCGAGTTCGTTGGGCGCGTGGCAACCGTGTAGTGATTTGGCTGGCAGACAGTCAGGTGCGCTAGTCAGTACAAGACGGTTCATATCTGAAAGAAACCGTTGCCGCCCACGCCAAGAATTCGACAACTATCACCCCTAGACATCGGTGATAAGCTCTCTCTCCTTGACTTTAGGCAACCACCAGGAGATGAGAGCGGCGTTGCACCCGGTACAACCAGCACTCGATCGGATGTCGTAGGCTCCCTGTACAGGCAGCAGGTGCAGGCAATCTCACCGGTTCAATCCCTGGTGATGTCAACTGCCCATTGCAAAAGTTAGGCAGGAGGTTTTATCCAGCAGGCAGGGCAAATTGCCTTTGCCGCTGGGAGATACCTTTGGTGTGATGCCACTGGAGATGTTCGCGCTTCAGCAATTCCTGACGATGAGGACGCAACCGCACACCGCACGATCGCAATCGGGCAAGACGAACTCGGATATGAAGCGATCAGCAGTGAAGAAACACCTGCCGAAATTGTGCGCTGTACGGGTACTGAACACATCACGAAGTACACGGACGACTACAACAAAAGCACTGTTGAAACGTGGGGGCCAGCGGCGATCGTCAGCCCCAACGCAGGCGGCATCACAATCTTTTCCAGAGAAACGATCGAGGAGTCTTGGGGGCCAAACTCACGAACCGTCAGAACCTACCGAGTAGAACCGCGCGGGCTTGTGTTTCCTGACGTACAGAGCAATCGGATCGCCTTAGTACCCAGCCTCGATCAGGAGGAAACGTTTGTTTATGAACCAGGGATCGAGGGGAAACTGCTACGAATTGAGAGGCATGTTCGCAAGCCCTACGGGGTGGCACTGCGAGAGTATTACGCCACACAATCTGCGCAAGAGCAGGCAAACAATCGATCGAACATGATCGCGGCTGAACGCACAATCACGACCTACGACTACAGCCTAGAGCAGACGATCGGAGTCTACAGCGATACGTCAGAACCACAGGGCGCGATCTTGCCTGTGAGATTGGACGTTTGGTAACCCTGCTTTTTAGTGCCTTCTGCCGCAGAGAATCAAACCTGGAAAGAGGTCTATAAGGGTGAGTGGAAATACACGAAATCGACCTATGAAGCTGTTGCGCGGGCATTTCCAGAGGTGATCGAGGCGATGCTGCCGGATACGCCAACTCGGCAAAGCTGGGGATCTGCTCACCGATAAACAGACCGTAACCAGCAACTCAGGGCAAGCGCAACCGCCTGCACCCGATCGACGGAAACCGAAACCACAACCGAAGAAAACCGATCGAAGGTGTGGCTGAATTCCGCTCTTACGCAGGTGCAGAGTATCAGGAGAGGGAGCGCACCTATGACGTTCCTACGCCGACCAAGAAGAGCTAAACGCCAGCAGCAAGACGACTAGGCAAATTACTGATCGGGCGGCATCTAGGGCAAAATATCGAGTTCGCGCTGAGTGACTATTGGCTGAACGATCGACCGCCATTGCAGACCATATCGGTGATTGAGCCTGACGGTCGTGAGTATAAATTCTTGCTGAATAACATTTGCGATCGCGTTCGATAATCGCAACTGTTTTTTAGGTGGCGACGGCATTTGGCTAGGGGAGATTGTTGATGACTAAACGCCTGAAGCTACCTT